CAATTTTACTTTAGACGTTGCAAATGATGTGTTTTTAGATGCAGGTAATGGTCATATATATATTCAAGATGATGGTACAATTTATGGTCATATTTCAAAATCAGGTAGTACAGATTTTCAAATAAAAAGTTATGTATCAGATAAAGATTTTAAAATTTTGGGAAATGATGGTGGAGCACAAATTACAGCTTTAAGTTTTGACATGTCAGCTGCAGGAGCTGCAACGTTTAATGATAAAATAATTGCAACTGAATTAGATATATCTGGTGATGTTGATATTGATGGTACTTTAGAAACTGACGCAATAACTCTTAATGGTTCGGCTTTTATTAAAGTTGGTGGAACAAATTTTACAAGTTCTTTATTAGTTGGTCATGCAACAACAGGAACTTTAAATGCATCTCAATACAATACTGGTATTGGAGATGCTGCTTTGGATGCTTTAACTACTGGAGATAACAACACAGCAGTTGGATATAGTTCTTTAACAGCAATTAATACTGGTACACAAAATGTTGCTGTAGGTGGTTGGACATTAGCAGCAGCAACAAATGATGCTGGTAATGTAGCAGTTGGTTATCTTTCTCAAAAAGATGCAACTGGTCAATATAATACATCAGTAGGTTATGATGCTTTAGAAGATGTAACAGGAAGTTATAATATTGCGATAGGTAATACGGCTGGTTCAAATATTACTTCTGGTTCAGGAAACGTAATTATCGGAGATGTTGATGCGGCAGCAGCAGATAGTGCAAGAACATTAAAGATTGCTGGTAATGATGGTTCAACTTTAACAACTTGGATTTCTGGAGACAGTTCTGGAAATTTAACTTTTGCAGCTGATGTTACATTGGGAGATGATTTACTTTTAGATTCAGATTCATCAGTTTTAAAATTTGGTGATGATGGAGAAGTTACTTTAACTCACGTTCACAACGATGGTTTATTACTTAATACTGATATGCAACTTCAGTTTAGAGATTCTGCTATTAACATTAGATCAGATGCTGATGGTGATTTAGATATTAATGCTGATGACGAACTTGAACTTAACTCAACTTTAATTGATCTTAATGGAAACTTAGATGTTAGTGGAACACTTACTCAAGCAGGAGTTGCTACTTTTTCTGTAGCAGCTAATGTAGCACAAGTAGCACTTACTTCATCCTCGAACGCCGTAGCCTGGGACGCAAGCGCTGCAGCAAACGCATATCATATAACAACAGAAAATACTACTTTCTCTGCACCAAGTAATGCAGTAGAAGGTGCTTTTATTTGTCTAGAATTAAATTTCAATGGAAGTCATACAATTGGCTGGAATACTGTTTTTGAATTTGCGGCAAGTACAGAACCAACTGAAACAGCAACAGATGCAAAAACTGATATTCATGTTTTTAGATACAACGGAGCAGTTTGGCAAGAAGTTGGTAGAACATTAAATTTAAGTGAGAGTTAATAGGAGATAATATGTGGGGATTAGTAGAATCAGGATCAATTACAAAATTTATAACTAAACCAAGAGGTTTAGTTATTGGTGATGTTCGTCATTCAAGAAAAATATTTGAATTATGGAGTAAGTCAGAACTAGAAGCTATTGGAATTTATGAAATAGAATTTGATAATTCAAATAAAAAAGATGAGCAATGGTATACCAATACCAATCAATCATTTGCTTTTGCTGGTGGAAAAATTACAGCAAGCTATGGTTCAGCTACAGCTAAAGCACATGCAGATACTTTATTTTCAGCACAAGATGAAACAGATGGATTAGGCACCGAAGGAGAAGTTAAAAGTAGAGGATTAAAATATAATTTAATTCAAAATGTTAAAAAACAAGCAAACAATTTATTATCAGAAACTGATTGGTACGTGACACGTAAATCTGAAAAATCAACGGCGATACCTAGTAATATTACAACATGGAGAAATGGTATTCGTTCTAAACAAGCAGCTATGGAAACATCTATAACTAACGCAAACGATACTCCAGCTCTTGAGACTTTATACACTTATGTTAATACAGCTGATGAAGGGGATCCAGTTGTAATGGAAAGACCATTAGGAGAATTCCCAGTATTAGGGTCTTAATATGCCTTTAATTTTACCAGGTAATGTTGGATCAGCAACAGCAGCTACTGGTTATGACGTAGCCAACTCATGTATTTTTAATGATGGTGATAGTCCTGATATAAGAAGAACTTTTGGTTCAGCAGGAGATTTAGATAAATGGACTTTTAGTTGTTGGTATAAAAGAAGTTCACATGGCAGTGCCACACAAAGACTATTTGGTGCTGGAAGTAATAATACAACTATATATTTTTCAAGTTCTGATCAACTGGCATTTTATGATGCTGCTTTAGATACAGGTTGGGATGTTCAAAACACAGACCACAGAAAATTTCGTGATCTTAGTGCTTGGTATCATATAGTTTGGACGTTAGATTCTGCACAAGGCACAGCCGCTAACAGAGTAAAATGTTATATAAATGGAGTACAACAAACCTTAACAAAATCAGGAAGTGGCGGAGATCAAAATTTTACTACAGCTATTAATACGGCTGTTGCACATTTTATAGGTAAAAGACCAACTCATGATACAGGTTATCTTGATGGCTATTTAGCAGAAGTTTGTTTTAATGATGGACAAGCGTATGCCGCAAGTAATTATGGAGAATTTGACGAAGATTCGCCACAAATTTGGAAACCTAAAGATGTATCTGGTTTAACTTTTGGTACGAATGGTTTTTATTTAGATTTTGAAGATAGTGGTACGTTAGGAAATGATGCAAACGGAGGCACAGACTGGACAGCAACTAATTTAGCTGCAACAGATCAGAGCACGGATACGTGCACAAATAATTTTTGCACAATAAATGGTTTGGATAATTATCATGCTGGAAACACTCTTTCAGAAGGTAATCTTAAAATAGTATCAGCAGGTGGTGGAGCTGGTTGGGATGGTTCAAATACAGGAACTATGGGTGTATCTGCTGGTAAATGGTATTGGGAACTTTTTGCTGATACTGATGCTAATGTAGAAATATATGGAATAAAATCAGGCGTTAGTCATACTGATAGCAATTATGTAACTGAAACAACAGCTCTTGGAGAGTTGGGATATGGAATTGTAACAACAAGTGGAAATATGGGTTATCCAGATGGACAATCTGAAAGTTATGGTTCTGCTATTGATGCAGACGATAAATTAATGTTTGCTTTAGATATGGATAATTTAAGATTTTATTTTGGAGTCAACGGAACTTGGGCAAACTCTGGTGATCCAGCTGGTAATTCAAATGGTTATACCATAAGTGCACCACCATCAGGTTTTTATTTTCCAGCAGTAAGTTTTTATGTTTCAGAAACAATTTATTTAAATTTTGGCAGTCCACCTACTGGATTTACAATTTCATCAGGAAACGCAGATGATAATGGATATGGAAATTTTGAATATGATGTTCCAGCAGGATTTTATTCGATTTGTACGAAGAATCTTGGGGAGTTTGGAGGTTAAATGGCAGTTTTTACAGCAGTAGATTATTCACAACAATATTTTCAATGTGTCCTCTATACTGGCGACGGCAGTAGCAGAACTATAACTTTACCTGATACTGATGCTGATACCGCTCCCGATCTTGTTTGGATAAAACAAAGAGGAGGGGATGGAACAAGTCATACAGTATTTGATTCTGTTAGAGGTGTACAAGAAGCAATATTTACTAACAATACTAACACAGAAACTACAAGAACCGATGCTGTTTCTGCATTTAACACTGATGGTTTTGATTTAGGTTCAAATGGTGATCTTAATGCTAATACTGAAACTTATGTAGCTTGGTGCTGGAAAGCAAATGGTTCTGGTTCATCAAATACTGCTGGTTCAATAAATACAACAGCAACTTCAGCGAACACAACTGCTGGATTTTCAATAGTAACTTGGACAGGTGATGAAAATAGTAGTGCTACACTTGGACATGGTTTAGGAGCAGTTCCTAAAATGATAATTACCAAAGGTCGTACTTATGCTAGTAGCTGGGCAACTTACCATAACAAAATAACTGCTGATTATTGGCTTCAAATGTCTGAAACGGATGGAAAAGCAGATGTTGCTACTATATGGAATGACACCGAACCAACATCAACTTTATTTACTGTAGGTTCATCAAACCAAGTTAATGATGCTTTTAATTATGTAGCTTATGTTTTTACAGATGTTCAAGGTTTCAGCAAGTTTGGCTCATACACCGGAAATGGAAATGCCGATGGCCCGTTCGTGCCATTAACTTTTCGCCCAGCTTGGATTTTAACTAAGAGAGTAGATTCAACAGGAAATTGGAATTTATTTGACAATAGAAGAACAGGTGGAACACAAGAATTAACGCTTGGAAAAGCTAATCCAATGGAAATGCTATTACACCCTGATTTAAGTAATGCAGAAGTTGATGTTTCAGGCGGTGGTCATACTATGGATGGACTAGCTAATGGTTTTAAAATTAGATCAACTTCTGCTATTTCTAACGCATCAGGTGGAACATATATTTATGCTGCCTTTGCAGACGCGCCGCTAGTTAATTCAAAGGGAGTACCTTGCTGTGCAATGTAAAATATTATGCTACAAAAATTAGGATTTCAACCAGGATTTAATAAACAAGTCACAGCAACCGGAGGTGAAGGCCAATGGGTATCAGGAGATTATGTTCGTTTTAGATATGGTACACCAGAAAAAATAGGAGGTTGGGCTCAACTAGGAGATGCTACTCTTACAGGAAGAAACACAGCACTTCATCATTTCGTCAATGCCAGTGGAATTAAGTACGCAGCCATTGGTACAAACAGAATGTTGTATGTATACTCTGGAGGAGCTTTTTATGAAATTACTCCTATTAAGGCTACGACAACATTAACAAATGCATTTACAACAACAAACGGTGACGCAACAGTTACGATTACGTTTGCATCTGATCATAATATTTCTAAGTATGATATTGTTCGTTTAGATAATTTTTCTACTATCACTGATTCTGATTTTGGTTCGAGTGATTTTGATGATACTAATTTCATGGTAGCCTCTGTCCCTACTTCAACAACAATTACAATTGAAATGGGATCTAATGAATCAGGATCAGGAGCGTCTACATCAGGTGGAATAAGAGTTCAACATTTTTATTCAATAGGACCTGCAGTTGAAGAATCAGCTGCTGGTTGGGGACTAGGTCTTTGGGGTGGTACTGTAGCTGGAGAAATTACAGACACACTAGATGGAGCATTGACTTCAGGTTCATCAAGCATTGTTTTAGATAATTCTGCATCGATGCCTGCTTCAGGAACCGTTTTAATAGATAGTGAACGAATTGCTTATACATCCAATACTACTGGTACTAATACTTTATCAGGATTAACTCGAGGATCAGACAATACAACAGCTGCTTCACACTCAGATGGAGCAACAGTTACCGATGCATCTGACTACACCAAGTGGGGTGCATCGCAAACTGGAGATATTGTAACGGCCCCTGGTCTATGGTCTTTGGACAATTTTGGAAATAAACTAATTGCAACTATCTTTGATGGTGCAACTTTTGAATGGGATTCAGATGCAACGGGAGCAACATCTACAAGAGCAACTATTATTGCTAACTGTCCTACTGCATCAATGCAAACTTTAGTATCTACACCAGATAGACACTTAATTGCTTTTGGAACAGAAACCACAATTGGTACAACTAGTACACAAGATGACATGTACATAAGATGGTCAGATCAGGAGAGCATCAATGCTTCAACTTCTTGGACACCTTCAGCAACCAATACCGCTGGTACACAAAGACTGGCTGACGGAACACGGATCGTGGCAGCGATAAGAGGTCGGGATGCAATTTATGTTTGGACAGATACATCTTTATTTATTATGAGATTTGTTGGTGCACCTTTTGTATTTTCATTTCAACAAGTTGGAACGAACTGTGGATTGATTGGTAAGAATGCAGC